CATACTACCATAGGTAATATAATAAAGCTACAACCTAATAAGACTTTTAACATAGATGGTTTATTAGATAAGACTAAAGAATCTATATTTAATTCTACTACCCTTATACAAACAGGTATACATACCTTAGATAGAGTAATTACTGGTATGACTAGAGGTGAGATAACTATTATAGCAGGTAGACCGGGTAATGCAAAGACTACAGTATCAGCTAATATAGCTAGGAATTTAGTACATCAAGGTATGAAGGTAGCTATGTTTAATAGAGAGATGCCTAACACAGAGATGATGAAGAAGTTTTTAGCTATGGAATCAGATGCTATACAATACAGAAACCTTCGTAATAATATAGATATAGATAGTAAAGTAATAGAAGATGTGTCTGCTAAAATATCAGAGTTATATAATGGTAAGTTGTTTATGTTTGATGATGTTAGGGATATGGAGAATACATTTAGAGAGATAAAGGCAGTTAAGCCGGATGTAGTTATTGATGACCATATAGGATTGATAGAGCATCCACCTCAAGATAGAAGAGACTTAAGACTTAAGATAGGAGATGTAAGTAGAAACTATAAGTGGTTAGCTAAGTCAGAGGATATGTCTGTTATACTAGTATCTCAAATGAATAGAAATATGGAGCATAGAAATGATAGAGTACCTAGGTTATCTGACCTAGCAGAGTCTGGTAACTTAGAACAAGACGCAGAGATAGTAGTATTCTCTCATTATCCTTGGGTATCTAGATATGGTGATGATGGTAATAGTGATTGCTACTTAGAGCTTATAGTAGCTAAGAATAGATATGGGCAAACTAATTCTTGTGAGGTAGGTTATCACGGTAACAGTTGTACAGTAACAGACTCAGAGCAAGAAGCTGTAGCTATGGCTAATAATAGAGGGGATGGAGTAAGAGGTACGCCTAACCCTTTTTAAATAGGACTATTGGGATATGTAGGTGTTGAAAGCAACTTCATTATGTTTTCGAAATCTCTTTCATTACTTATATCATTTGGATTCATCTTACCAAGTCTTTTTCTTGCTAATGGACTTTTTATAATTGGTATATTAGATTTATTAAGTACGTCTAATAATTTAAATAAGTCTTCAGATTTGTTAGACATCCCCATAGGTAGTTGAATTAAATCTATTAGCTTAATATTTTCTATAGGTATATTTCCTCTTACTCTTTCTTCAAACTCAAATCTAGGATTCATTCTTTTATATTGAGTGTGGAGATATGGTAAAACCTTTCCAAATTTTTCCTCTGCGAAAGGTTGCATCTTTAAACCCTTTTTAATCATATCATCTTTATCCATTACAAATCTTACATCTGTACCTATGTGCTTGTGTGGTCTTCCTAAAAACATAGGGTCTCTAGTAACGGATACTGATGGAGAAGAATGACCACCAGACTCTCCCTTAAATGGCTTTCCCGGAAAATCTGACCTCCAGCTCCCTTTTATCCTACCAGAATCTAGTATATTTTTAGCTGAATGACCTCTTGTAAAGTGAGATACTGGGTTTCGTAAACCAGTTTTTTCTAGAATTTCTTTACCTACAGTACCAAGTCTTTTCAATGTAAGCAATGGGGATAGAGCTACGTTCTCTACAACAGGGTCTACACCACCTACATACTGACCTCTTCTATCTGCGTACATAACACCAGTCTTATCAAACTTATTTAACTCTGCTTCTAATATTAAGTTATCTATATTACTATGAACTCCTGTAGAAGAAGGAGCTGATGTGTTTAAATAATCTTTTATGCTAGACATTAACCCAATACCTGTTTTTTATATCTTCTTAATTTTCTCTTATATATTTTCTTAGCACTTACATCTGAAGATAGTATTGGGGATTGAGGGAATGATTGATTCCAATCTCTTATCTCACCAATAACTTTATCGTAATCAGATGGCTCACTAGCTTTTTCCAACATAGTTAAAATCTTAGATAATCTCCTAGACCTTGTACTTTTAATTCTATCAAGAGTCATACCCTCAGTTTCAAATCTCTTAGCTCCTTCCCTTAAAAAGGAAGAACCTGTTAACCTTAACATCCTGCTAGGCATTCTTAGTAATGCATCTTGCCTATAGTTTTTAAAGTCTCTTTCTACTGCAGGTAAAAATTTAGTAATCATATTTTCCATATCAGATATAAAAGGAGGATAAGCTAAGAACTTTAAAGCATTAGAATAAGTCCTTCCTTCTTCCATAGTAGCTGATACAACATCTCCCATAAATCCAAAAGCACCTATACTTGCTATGTTGTCTACTATATCTTCTAAATCTTCTGGCATTTTAGAATCTGGATTAATAACTTTTTCTCCAGAAATCCAACCCCTTGCCCAGTCTTTTGCTTGATTAGCTACTATACCACCTCCAAATCCAGCAATACCAAGTCTTAATATGGGCATTACATTTCCATAAGATATGTCGTGTGCAAATAAATCTTTTAAATAATTAAACTGTCTATATCCAAATCTTTTAAACTGAGTAAAGACTCTTACTTTAGGATTGTTAAACCATAAAGGGTCTTCTAATAAATCTTTTTGTAACTGAGTTTTTCTAGCAAACTTAGACATAGCTTTAATATAGTCGTCATCTAGTAACCTAGATTTTTTAGGGTCTATATCAAACTGTCTTAACTTACTCTCTGCCCATTTTCTATAATTAGCAGATTTGCCATATATACCTTTACCTTTAACCGCTTTATATAAATCATCTACCATACCTTTAGCTGTAGAAGCGGCAAGTATTTGGTTTACTTTATTTATACCTGTAAATCCACTCCATTTACCTAAGAAGTCAGTAACCTTACTAGACAAACCTTGAGATTTTGAAGCTCCTATCATCTCATTGAACATTGAATAGTTTGTTACTCCAGACCTTTCTATTAATTCTCTTGTTTTTCTATCAGTAAGGGAAAATATACCTCTAGCAAAGGGAATATATCCAGCTTCTAATGCAGTAGATATTGTACTTTGAGTTACGTTCATTAAGGGAGCATAACCTAATCCAATCTTAGAGCTTGTCTCCCACTCCATTACCTTTTTAAAAAACTCTTTAGTATTAGGTTGATAGTTATAATTACTATGGTATTCTATATCTCCCTTAACGTGATGATGTAATTCTCTCATAATACCTTTATCATTATCATCTGCGTTTTTAAGAAGGGCTTCAAATTTCTTTCCCTTAGCTCCAAATGTTTGAACAAAAGAAGTTCTATTAGCGGCTTTAGTTGCATACCTAGTAAGTAATGTTTTTAAATTCTTTTCTAATAACTCATCTGGTATGTTAAATTTCCTAGACTTTTCTAAGTTACCAAATACGTTAAATAATTCCTCTTGCAATCCGTTAGCAACTTTAGAATATGCTTTTAAATATGGTAGCTCTGCACCTCTTTCTAGATTAACAGATAACATTTGCTTTGTTTCTTTTCTTAAAGAAGGTAGGTTTCTTTTTATTATTCTATCTAAGTATATAGCTAACTTTTCATTTTTCTTTAACCAGTTATTTGGATTTGCATTCA